GTGTTGACCTTAGCAACATCCCGCCAGTCCCATTGATAATGGTTCTGCTTAGATTTCTTGCTTGTCTGCCTACGCTTGTTGAACTGAATGGACTTATAGAAGTTATTCTTAGAAGTTGTCGGAGTCCCTGTCTTTACCATGGTACCTGCGTAATACGCCATCATAGGAGAGATTGATTTATCTACAACATAATCGTCTGCTTCTTGACACTCGTCAATAACGATAAGGTGGAAGGACTTAGACTCAATTTTGGCTCTAGGGTTAGCGGTCATCATAGTCATGGTAGAGCCAGATTTTTTAAGTTTGATGGATTTAGTTACACCACCTACACGTGCGGCAGAATCATCAATGTCAGGGTCCCCAAGAATTTCTTGAGCAATTTCCGAAGTTAAACGGTTTACAGTTCTACCAAACAAAGTTTCTGCCTGACCTTCGGTAGGGGCAAATAGTCCTACCCAAATGCCTTCTTTAAACCTACCTAAAAGGTCAGGGTATCTTTTTGCAAGGATTGGTAAAAGAACCATTAAAGTCGCCACAGTGTTAGCGATAGTTTCAGACTTACCTGACTGACGTGAAGCCAAAGCAGTAATCTCAGAACCATCGTTAGTAATCACGGACTCCATGATTCTACGAGCCAAAGGTTTCTGATAAGGGTGAAGGTCGTGACCAACTAAAGCACTTTGAAAAGTCATCATCTTATCGATAAGTTTTGCGACAAACTCTTTTGTAAGTTCATCTTCTTCAGGCTCTTCAACGCCTACCTCTTCAGGCTCTTCTCTGTCCTCTTGATAATATTCGGGATTGATTTCCTCAAATTTATCGCCGTATTCACTCATTTATCGGCTCTCTTTATCAACTCATCTGTAATGGCTAAAAGAGCCTCAGCACCCATACGGGCCTCATGTAAAGAGTCTATGTTTTTGTCTCGCTGATGGTGGGTTAGTTCTTTACCTATTACATAAAGAGCATTTTCTGCCCACATGATTAAATCAGACGTCCCAATCCCAGACACCCTCTTCTGCATCTTGCTGGCTGGCTGGAGTCCAGCCTTTTTCTTTGTCAAAATCTTCATCTTGTAATACCCGTCCTTGCATAGCGTTATTGAGAGCCGTTTCTTCATCTGGTTGTGCACCAGTCCATTTACCAAAAACTACTGCCTTATGGCAAGGCAGTCTTACGATAACTGGGGTAGCAGTTCTAAATGGTTCCTCAATTTCTTGAGTCCAACCACGGACCGCTACTTTGCGTTCCCATTTTACTGGAAAGTCTATGAATTGTGTGAACCGAGTTTTACCGAGTTTATGTACCTTAGGCATTTTACCTAACTTGCTTTCCTTCGTGATGCACTAATGTTTGCTTTGTTCGCTGTTGCAGGGTTACGCCCTTGTATAACCCCAGAACGTTTGTACGCACTAGGGCTACGGCCTTGGCGGTTACGGATTGGAACCATAACGCCCTGAGCATCCGAATACCCTGGCCGTTGAGTTGAACGTCCTGCCTTAGGTTTAACTTTTTGTTGCTGTGTTCGAGCAACACGATAAAGTGCTTCTCTAATTCGAGGGTCCATACCCTCCAAATCTCCCGCATTACCTCTAGGTTTATTGATAAACAAACCATCTGCTGCTTGATGAGAGTTTTTTCTGTTTAACCAAGGCTTACCTTTAGAGTAAGAGGCGTGAAACGATTGCCACTCACCAGGAGATACGTCGTAGTAATTATAGAACGTTCCGTCACGAAACACCACAGACATTGTTCTGCGGTCTTCGTCGTACCCAGCAGCGACGGTTCTAGGTCTGCTGTAGTCAGTGGATGATGTAGGGATGTCCCACTCAATAAACGCAGGAGCACTTCCTTTAGCGTTTTCAAGGTCTTCATCAGTGGCGGTCTGTGAAATGTCGTACGAATTAGGGTTATAGAACTTACCTGATTCGGTATACCCGTTTGCGATGTCATTTTCATTTAGGACATCATTGAAGATACGCCCAGCCTGTTTACCGTAGAGTTTACGTCTATCAACTCTAAGGCTTGTTAGGTCCCCAGATAAAAGGGGACCCAGGAGTGCATCAATTTCTTGGCGAGAAGGATACTTCCCACCTTCAGGCACTCCTGGGTTAGCCACAGTTATTTAACCTTTAGTTATTACGCCCAAGGGGTAATAGTAATTGCAGCACCGACAGCAATGTTGTCTGCACCAGCAGCAACTGTCTGAGCCTTGATAGTGCCTGTAGCACCCTTTAGTTGGGTACCAGGGGTGATAGCACCAGTGTTTGCTACGGTCCAAGCAGTTCCGTTACCACCTGTTGCAGACCAAGCAATAACTAGTGTGCTTCCGCTACCTCCAGTTACAGACCAAGTACCAACAAGTGCTGTTGGGATACCTGTACCAGCGGTGATAGTTACCTTAGTGCCTACAGCCCAAGTGGTAGTTCCACCAGCAACAGTTACAGTTGCAGCAGTGGTTGTAGTCACGTTAATCTGAGTTGGCTGAGTAGCGGTGTTAGTTGCAGCAGTCGCAGGGGTAACTACAAGACCATCATCTTCAAGGACGTTGGTTGCTACAGCAGTCGCTAGACCAAGTACGCTAGGAACAACAACGTAGCCAGCACCTTCTAGACCTGCTAGACCTGGGCGGCTGTATAGTGGGTAACCATTCCAACCTTCGTAAGCAATTACGTGGTTGTCAAGGCTGGCGACAAGTAGGCTGCCACCGTTTTCTTCACGTATGTCGTTTGGCTGTAGTGGGAAGTTTCCCCATACAAAGTCAACCGCTACGTTACCTGCTGTGTCGAGCAGGTTTCCATTTTCATTTACTGCCATTTTTATTCTTCTTCCTGATTGCAATCATGGGTGTAAAGTTCGTCCTCATAGAGGATTTCGTCGCAGTCCCGACAACGGAACATACGAACATCGTCTAGTGCTTCATGTAAGGAGTCCGAGTTCTCTGGTTCGTACGACCTAGGGTTCTGTGCTAGAACCTCAGGAGGAAACGGGCCCAAAGGACGTGTATAGCCGTTAGGGACTGCGTGTCCCTGAACGGCAAACTTGCGTATAACAGGCATTACTCTGTTACAGGTTCCTCTTCAGGAACTTCTTCGACTACTGGGTCAACTGTCTTCTTCTTTGAAGACTTTTCTGACTCTTCGGCTACAACTTCAACGATAGCAGGAACAACTAGGTTTAGTTGCCCTGAAGCCTTACGAGATGTAAGAAAGTTTGGAAGGTGGCTGTTGCAGTAATTGATAGAAAGTTCTTCGCTAATTTTGTATGTGTATAGAGCGTCATCTACACAGTTTGCACATTTAATCATGTTTATTCCTTAAAATAGTTCGTCAGATTTAGGGGTATTTGCAGGTTTGATTCCTGTACCTGCCTGTTTGACGGTTGCTAGTCTTGCTTGTTTTTCAGCAAGATACTTTGACTCGTTATCTGTCAAATGAGCCTCAAAACTTGAATCTCTGCGGTCGACACGACGAGTACCACCCTTAGAGTCAGTTACAAAACGTTCAGTCTTGTCCTGATAGTTTTGGTCTACCTGCGGGCCTTCCATAGGCTTCTTCTTAGGGGCCTCTAGTGCAAGCATAGGTCTGTTTTTAATTGGGGTAGCAACCCCTGCCTCCATAGTAGTAGCCGCTTTTGCATTACCAACATGGTCTGGTTGATTTTCACGGTAACCCAAAGCATTACGGGTAGGTCTATTTGATGCTTTAAAATCTTTTACTGCTTGGGCTTCTCTTGCTTCACCAAGGTTCTCACCAATGTACTTTTTGGAATAACCAATTTTGTGGTTACCATCAGCACCTATGTGAATGTCTACTTGACTGCCCTGACCCGCACGCTTATGTACATCTCTAAGAATTGCCTTAGTGTGTCCGTGAGCACGCTCTTGTGCTTCAGCAGCGTATTGACCCTTAACAGCCTCTTCAGCAACGCCAAAAACACTGCCCTTAGCACGGCCCACAGCGTTAGACGCTCTAGTTCCATATCTTGCAGCCAAACCTGCTAATGCGTTTCCAGCCATTACTTATCTCCTAATTCAAGTACGGTAACCCTACCTTCAACGTCTCTAAAACGTTCGTTACCTGTTTCTAGTCTCTCATCTATTTGTGAAAGTTTCTGCTCAATTCGATTAATTGCATCTTTCATAGAAGAACCGCCATTACGCTTCAATTCTCCGTCAATTCTATTTAACCGCTCCATAACACCTGGGACAGCAGAACGTCCAGGGGCTTTCTCCTCGCCTGACCAATCACGCATAAAAGAGTCGAGGTTATCCATAACAGCATGTAAGCGGTCACAAATTGGTTTGACTAACTTCCAAAGCACTCCAATGGCAGCACCAACAGTGACTATGCCCCCAGCCCAATAAAACACTACGATGTCCATTACTTCATAACCCTATTTCCGCCACCAAAACCTTCAGAGTTTTGGCGACCTCTACGTGCCCAAATCCTGATACTTGGGGCTTCATTTGCTTTAGGAAAGTTAACATGCAAATCCCCTGACGCCTTAAATTCCCGCATCAAAGTTCTGGCTGTGCGGTTATTAGGTGTCAGGGGTTTGCGAGAAATCATTTATGCCTTTTTGGTAGGCACAACTTTTTTAACTGCTGTAGCAACTTTTGCTGCAACAGTCTTCTTAGGGGCTGCTGAGAAAAGTGGTAGTGGGTCTACTAGGTTTTCGAATGGTGCAAGGTGAGCGTCTACTCCTGAGAACTTAGGTCCCATTTTTGCAACAGTCATGTGGAGGTGGGCCCCAGTTGATGCGGTACCGCTTGGCGTGTTTCTTCCGCCACCGACAAGGCCTAGTACAGTCTCGCCACCAACAACCTTGTCACCCTTCTTTAGGGTTGACTCCTTTGCCAAGTGGGCGTAGAGAATCCAATACTTGCCGTCTTTTGATGAGTGTACAACGCAGTTTCCTAGAACGTCAGTCCAGAACACCTTTCCTACAGTTCCATCACAGATTGCCTTGATTGGTGAGTTCTCTTTTGGTGCCCAGTCCTGTCCACGGTGTGGACGTCCGTTGCGGTATGGTGCTAGGTTGCCTAGTTCATCTCCACGAGTTTTTGGTGGAAATGGCTCGTAATACTTTAAGTCTTCTGACATTTTAGTCCTTTCGGGTAAGTAGTTCTATTGTCTCTTATTCGTCGTTGTTTCGCAGTGGAAAAGTAATCAACCAGATAACGGCAGAGATAATAATTCCCCAACCGACTACCTCTTTAGCGGTACCTTCCAGAACAATCCAAGCAACAAACATACCGAGTAGGGTCCAAATCTGGCCTATGATGTCGTTAAAGAATTTCTTCATGTTAGTTCTTTCTACTAGATGTTGAACTAGCGGCAGCGGCTGCTGCACTAGTGGCTGCTCCTGCGGCTGCCTGTACTGCTGCTCCAACAGCAACTACAGACACGAGTACTTGTTTTTCTGCCATTTCACGCACTTTAGGCGACATGTCAGCACCAATGTTACCCGCAAAGTTAAATGCGTCTGTTAAACCAACAGCAAGATTTCCAATAAGTGGAATTGCTGCCAATTCTTCATCTACAACAATGTCATCTGCCTGAGCAGCAACCATTAGTTGTTCAAGAGCTTCTTGGTATTCCTCAGACCCAGCTACAGCTGTTTCAAAGGTTTCATAAGCTACTGCCTTAAGCTCAGCTACTTCCTCAGTAGTTAACTCAGAAGGGTCAATAGTAGAAGGGTCAACTTCAGTAATACTAGGAACTTCAGGCTCTACTGGCTCAGGAACAACTGGCGGCTCTGGCTCAGGTTCTACTGGAGGGTCAATAGGTGGGTCTACTGGAGGAACAACTATAGGCGTTGCATCAATAACGTCTTGTTCTAGACCAGCTATTGCGTTATTTGCTGCTAGCTCTCTAGTAACGGCTAATGCCTGCAAAGATAACGCAGCCTCATAGTTTTGTTGCGCAACATTTTTTATAAATTCTTTATCCACTAAAATGGCTAAAAGAACTTCATCTTTTACTAAAGGAGCTACAGCACCAGGAATTAGTTCTGTAACAAAGTAAGTTTCGTAAAACCAAGTAGTTACTTCTTCCCAAGTGCTGACCTCTTCCCAGGTAGTAACTTCTTCATAGGTAGTCTCTGTTACAGTACGCTCTCCAAACCAACTTGGCGGAACAATAGTAGCTCCAGTATCAGCGGTTGAGTAATAAAGCCAAACATTTGCTCCACCACCATTTTCGTAGTAATACAAGGTGGTTGGGTAAAGAATGCCAGCTCTAATCCACATAGGCTCAGAAGTTGTCCCGCCGCCGCCTTTGTCGTACCAGTCATTGATAAGATTCATGCCAGCAATAGTCAGCTTGACCCCGTCATCCCCTGGAGCATAGAAGCTGTACCAACCATCAGTTGGCACCATAATGTTTCCCTCAAATGCTACAAGAACGTCCTCTGACTTACCAGAGTTCAGTACTTGTCCGCCACCCCACTGGAAGTTAATGTTTGGAACATTCTGGGTATTTAGTGGAGTTTCGTTTACCGTTGGAAGTGGGGGAGCATTGTTGTACCCCTGGCGATTATATGATGTAGCAGTCAACCCACCTGGAACTAAAGTAGTCGTAGTGTGCTCAACAATTGTAGTTGTAGGTACGCGTACGGTCTTTAGTACTAATTCAGTTTTAGGAACCAGACGTGTGTACTCAACCTCGTGGGTAGGGTGAACCCAAGTAGGGTCTGGCACTAGGTTTGTATCGTAGTTGCTCTGTGCGGTCTCTGCGTTTGTAGTAGCAGAGTTTAGCTCAGTCAAGTTGTTGGCTACTGTCTGGTCTGCTAGTTCTCTGTTTAGGGTAGCATCTACTACCTCTTGTTTACCTGCAACAAGAGCGGCTTGTGCCTCTTTTAAAGTTTGGGCGTACGCTGGTGACGCAAATAGTAAAGGTAGAAAAGCTACAAATAGGACCCCAATTGATGCTGCGAATTTACGCAGACCATCCACTACTTGTCTTTTTTAGCTTCTGCTAAAGCGGCTTCTGCTGAACTAGCAAACGCAACGTTGATTTCATCTTTGTCTAACTCGCCATCAACAACGTAAGCACGAGCCAAAGACTCAGCTACTTCCATGATGCCAACAAAAGCTGCAATTGAAGCAGACTGCCATAATTCAGCACCAAAGACTGAACCAGCAGCTAGCACACCGCTAACCTTTAGAATTACAAGAGCAATAGTTCTCTTGAAGATAACCATAAAAAGTTTCATTTAAGACCTCTAACTAATATTAAGATGCTACAGATTGTTCTGAAATTAGTGAGGAGATTGTATTTTCTGTATAAGGATACTTTATTTTTTTAAATTCCACTGGCCATATAACCCACACCTTGTGGGTCGCCAGTGGCAATATTACCAGCTAGACCAGCTCGCTGGGCTAAAGAGTAATTTTGGTTTACTGCGTCTAAGTTTGAGCCTGGGTCCATTAATGTAGGATTAGCAGTTGCTGCTTGAGTCATAACTCTTGCAGGGAAATTAATCCACGCATCTTTTCCCTGAGTATCAATAGCAACTCTGCCAGAGTACTCTGGTTCATAAGGGTAAGTAATGCGACTGTTTTCAGCAATGTTACCAGAAAGGTAGTTACCAAATTCAGGATTCATACCAGCATAAATGCCTTTAGCCCTGTCTGGAGATATTCTTCTGTTAATCAAAGGTTTTCACCAAACTTATTAGTCTTTTCTCCAGGACCCTCAAACTTTACTGTACTGGTTAATGCACCTGTACTAGGAGTAATAGCATAGTAGGAATCACCTCTAGCAGAAGTGTGCCCGTTATTAAACTCAAAGATTTTCTTCATGTAAATAGTATGACGGGTGGCTCAACCATTTTCAGGTCAAACCACCCATCATTTACTAGATAGTTTTAATAACTCTTACAAACCTTATTTGATTATTTTTATAATCGCTTAAAGGTTGAATGATTGTAGAGTCCGCACCGTAATGTGCGTTGATAATTTTTCCATTGCCTATATAGATGGCGGAATGATAGAAGGAGGTAGAGCCGTTGTATGCAAACACAACTATATCTCCGAGCTTAGGCTTAGACACTCTAGTGCCTACATGGCCTTGCTTGTTTGCCGAATGCGGTAGTTCGATACCGAATCGTTCATAGGTCCAACGTACTAGACCTGAACAGTCCCATCCACGGGGACTAGAGCCCGAAAACACATATGAGGTTTTTCCTACACGTGTCTTCAAGTACTTTATTACTTTTTTTATCTGAGCAGTATTACGTTTACTTTTAGCCTCTTGAATCAAAGACTGTGCAATTGTTACTGTTTTAGAT